GTAAATCCTCTGAATCCGCTGTTAGTATCAGCACTCAAAAATTCTAAAATTCCTCTGCTACTACCAAAGGCAGGTATACAATGTGACTCATTCCAATTTGGTTCGCAAGGCGGGTCCGTGGTGTGTGGTTGACATTCTGGTATTAGATCGTACACACAATCACAACACATTCTTTCTTGAGGATTTATTGCTATTACATAATCGGGATTCAGCCAATCACCACATGCATTTCCAAATTGTTCGATTGGAATTTCCCCAAACCCTTCCAAATCAACAGGTATTTCAGGGTAACCCGGCAGAGGTACACGCCTTATCGGATCAGGGATTCCAGGAGCAGTGCCGTGTCCTGTTTTGCCTATTATAAGACAATTCCTGAATATATCGCTCCAAGATTCTGGTTTTGATTCTGGAGATGTTTCCTGCGTAGCATCACCGTAATTTGGATACCCATGAGGCTCTTGACCGTATGGACTTATTATATCTTCCCATCCTTCCGGATGGGGACTACCAGGAGGATACCCCAAAGTTTCACATGGATTCAAAAGACAACCACAAGGACCACCCGCATCACCATATCCACGCTTCGCACACTCAAATTGACAATACAACCAACCAACTAACAGTTCTCTACGAAGATTCTGTAAAAATAAACCGAAAATTATCTGAGCAGCACCAAATTGTGTGTATCTATTCCATATATTTGGACCTAATACCGGATCATTGACATAACCCGGAATGCCACTTGCATTTACATTGACTATTAAACAATTAATCAGGTTGAAAAATGTTGCAAGAGCATTAACTGAAGTACAACAGTCTTCGGAATCGGAATTAGATGGTAGATATTCGGATGATGGTGTTCTTGCTAAGTTCAAGAAGGCTTGTCTGCAAGGCCCAGATGGGATATCCTGAGGAAGAGTTGGGGTTAAAATTTCTCCTCGCATCATTCTACTTAAATAATATTCCAAAAATTTTAGTATTTCACCAGGAATACTGCCCATTGAATCAGGATCCTCAAAAACACCAATGGGAATACCACGGGGAAATAATTCTTCTAGTGTTTCTCCCTCAGGATTAATTCCTTCCTCCCAAGGCCAAAATGGAGTCGTCGGTCTCATATCCGGTGGGTCCGGTGGAACTGGATCATAATAAGAAGGAGTACTATACGGGATTAGTTCATCCGGCCAATATTCCTGACCAAGTGGTGGAACAGTCTGCCACCTTTCGGCCCATGAAGTGGGGCGCAGCCAAGCAGGCAACGGGAACCATGCGGGAATAGTTAATGACCTGTTTTCAAAATACTTTAGCAAATTCCTTCTATAAGAATGAATCAGATACTGTAACCACATTTTTTCAACGAACTTCCGTAGACTATCGTCCATGGGATTGGGAAATAGGATCGGCGGCGTGGCAGTGCCTTGTTCGGGTTGAGTAGGATATAGATGTGGTTTCCAATTTTTTAAAATGTTCCTCACCAATCTTTGAGCATCACAACACCTTTGCATTTTTCTTTGAGATTCGGCATCATATTCAAAGTCATCAGAAGAAGCGAATCTAAATTCAGGAGAAATATATTCAGATTGAAATGTTGATTGAATAAGTCTTGAATAAGTTTCAATGTCTTCACGATTTTTCGAATTCAAAATATCTGTAAGAGAGGATTGAATGGAAGAAATAAAATTTTCGGTGGAACAAACTGTTGGATAAACAAAAATTAATCCTTCTAAAATCTTGCTACGAATCGGATTGACTTCTCCAACACTAAGTAAAATATCATAAAACCATGTTCCTTCTTTCAAATTAGAAGTTTGTGATGAATCGGCATATACTTTTACAAATATATTTGATTCAATGTCGGAATCAATTTGAGTTTGTAAATTTATAACACTACTAGAACTTGGATATTTTTTTATACAACAAATAGCAGTAATATCTCCAATTGAAATTTCTTCGGAAGACAATTTGTTTCCATTAGAATCCAAAGGATAGTATGTAAATGAAAAATCTGTATTTTGATCTATATCTCTATTGATAGAATGTTTTTTCATTTTTAGCCTATTGCCATTTTTCCCAAGATATTTCATTCGAATTTATGTTTGAATTCATTGGACGGTAGGGTCCACATAAAGACAAAAATTTTTGTATTTTTTCTGAAGTTTTTTTGTTTAATCCCACAGTTTCATTTTTTATTTTTTGTAAAGAACTATAACAATTTGGCGTTAAAGCACAACAAAGATCACATTCAATAGGAAAATTGATTGAGATAGATTTAAACTCGGCTTTAAGTTCATTCATTAGATTAAAACAAATATCTTCAGACAATATAATATTTGGTTCTGATGATATAGTATTAGAATCTTGTTTACCGGACAAAACGGCTGATCTGAATGGTACTTCAACAGAATCTGTTAAATCCATTGATACTCTCAACAACAAATTTCCAAGATACTCTTTAACAGTGGTACAATGAAACTGATTGATTCTCTTTTTATATCTCGGTAATCCACTACATTCAGAAACAATAAGATTGTACATGCTATTTATCAGATCTCTCAAAATGGTCAATTTTCCCTTTGGTTCTCCATTTTTACAACAATATCTGTCATCCCAGTTTGCTCTAAAGTAAGACAAAAAAAGTTTCTGTATTTTAGAATCTTTAATTAATTCTGTAAAAATGCTATTAACAACTTGGATTGCAAAGTTGTCCTCTCCAAGAAGAAATTCAGATCTTATATCTTCATCCTCTGACAATCTCCAAACTAGAACAGATTCTTCATATGTAAAAAGATAGGTTCTATAGTACCAGAGAAAATCTTTACTCATACTAAGTAAAAAATATTCCTTATGTAAGTTAATATTTCTCTCATTGGAATTTAATCCCCAAGTTTTCCACTTTGCGTAAATGTCGCAGCAAGATTGTGTTGATGTTGTTGTCATGATGTTATGAACACTTCCCAAATATTATCAGGATCTACGAGATTGCCGTTGACATTTCGGCAATTGAAATTCAATGTTTGTCGATTATTAGAATCCTTCGTCTTGTTAATTACAGTGAAGAACTTATTAATTCCACCACCAGAAAATATAACTCCAAAATCACCAGCATTGAATATTACATTTTGTTTTAGTTTTATGGTAAAATCACCGAGGCCATTTCTATTAATACTTTCCGATGCACCTTTTAGAACTGTGGAAGCAATGGGATTTCCTGTTGCAGGAGTACATTCCACTCTAGCAACAATTTGCTGAGGACCGTGTTGATCTTCTGATTTGCTTAATTTACCTGTGACACTATTAATCAATAAAGAGTAAGTTTTTTCAGGCTCACTTGTATCGACATTTTGAATAGTTTTATCTATATCAAATATAAGATCAATTTTTCCTTGAGTATCGGTTGAATGTTTAATTGTTATAACATCTGCGGGAGTATTAAAAGAAGACGAATAAACACCACCAACTTGCAAAACAAGTTTTCTTGTAATATTTCCCGCCGGATCCGCAAGACCCGTATCAATTACACCCTTGATAATACCAGCAAGTTTAGGACTTATATTACTTCCTGTTTGTGCATTTCCCCAGAATTGTAAAGACATTTCGTCTATGGCGGCTTGGTTTTGTTCTGAAGCATTTGCATTATCATTAAATATAACTATGGATGACTGCTTGTCATTTCCCCCATGGACTTTGATTGCAGAATTCAAAAATGTATTTCTAATAGATTCAAATTGTATGTTATTAGCAATATCATAATATGACTGCCCTGAATAACCATTTGCAATATACAAATCAGCATTCTTATTTTGAAAGTATGGTAATGAGAGAATTTGAAGTCCACATCTGTCATTGTCAACAGAAGATTTAATCGTGCCAGAATTTCTTGTGATTGAAAACTGACTTGAGAATGTCGTTGATGCCGCAAACAATGCATGAGAATTAACATTCAAATGTGATGTGTTATCTACACCAACAACAATTCCGCCGGTTACCGTGAGTGTTGAGTGGAATGTATCCGGCCCATCATGCCCATTAGAAAGCACTTTGGAATTATTCCTGAATTGATTTCTTCCGGTGCTCGTTAATCCTGTTTGATTTCCATCGTGTCGGATGTAACGATCATCATGATTGTGACCGGTCAAAATCATGGCAGAAATGCCTTTTCGTGCCCTAATTATCCAATAAACTGCAACAAATTCGGATACATTGCTGTGTGCGCCTAAATCACCAACACCAAGATTATGTGGTCCCTGAGCAGTAAAGTACCTATCCTTACCTGAGTTAATTTGGGCGGAAGTAGCGGGACTAACAGCAGGACTACTAAAATGTCCCCCTATTGTGACTGTTTCGGAAAGAGAACCGGTTGCACCAATAGAAATCCTACTTAATCTATGTGTGTGGGGTGGTATTTCATTTTCTTTAAGAACAACTAACTGATCGCCACCATGATAACCAACAGGAATTCCAGTTAAAAACGGTTGTCCGTCTAATGTACTTTCAACCGGTGCATTTGGGAAAAGAGACAGTTTATTATAAAAATTAGTGCCTTTTGACGCACCAAGAAGAAATTTCTCTCTTATATCAGGCAATAAAAATACACTTGTTTCACCTGTTTTGCTGCTGATTCTTCCACGAACTCTGAAATTTGTAGAGTCAATAGTTTCCCAATCAGTGCCACTCCAAATCCACCCCGAAACCGTAATATCTCCAGTTTGATCGTCAACTGATAGAACAACACTATCCTGTAAAAGCGGTCCACCGGTTGATCTCCATCCTTCAATTACAACCGCATCCCCTGCAACAAACCCTTTGTGTCCTCCCGAAATTGTAATTGTGGTTGGATCATTATCAAATTCTGGTAGAATCAGAATTGCATTTGCTGCATTTAATTCACCAATAACTGCAAATAATTCGGGCCATAATGATTTTTCTAATCTACTACCGTCACAAAGCAACCACCCTGATGGTATTGCAGAAATCAATCCCATATATGGAGAAATAGTTCCAACAGGAACAAGTCCTTGAACATCAATAACATCAGTTTCTTCACCCTCAACCGCACCTAGATAATTGTGAATGAATCCATTATCTGGCCCAAGGGCGACAAGAATTGGTTTTCGCACTTCTCCGAGTTCTAATTGATGTGCTCCAGAATCTGGATTCAAAATCAAAGCACCAGCATCATCCGCACTTAAGAAATATGCATGACCAGTTACGAGCGGAAGAATATCTGATATGTTACTTCCGGGAGGGCCAGTCAGGTTGCTTATGAATCCATTTGCAATAATGCAAAAATTATTTGCGTCAGAAACGCCGCTCACAATTCCCAAAACTTCAGCAGTTTCCCGACTAGTTGCAATTGCAGCAGTCATTGTTCCAGTATCAGGATTAAGTCTAACAACATCACCAACATTAAAACTGTGTCCTGACAATGTATAACATTTATCTAAAGCCTCAAGTTCATTGTCGATCCAACCTGGATCTATTGTTCCGTCTGCGAGTGCAATTGGAATTGACCAAGCAGTTGGCATGGTTGTTCCGTGTGCCCCATCCAAGAAATCGACATTTAATAGTTCTGCAAAATTCTTTACTCTATTTCCCGTTTGTCCCGAAACTGTTACATTAGGATAAGTTGGACCAGATGCTCCTGACCAAATTGTAAATGATGCTGTTTCTCCGGAGTTTATGTGTTGTTTAAATCCGAATACGAGGGGCTGTTGACTGGTTGTAAGACCGTAATTTTGTCTTGTAATGCTCCAATAACCGAACTGGTTGTTTCCGGTTCCAAGACCACCAAGTCTAATTGATGGCGATTCTCCAACAAAATGAAACTTGTGGTTATTTGTATTATTTGTACCATAACCGAACGAACGGAATACAGAAGATATAATTGAGTTAGAATCTCCACTAACTCCAAGATTGGTATTAGTTACAAATGAATTGTAGATGTCATTGTTTGGGCCTTGGGTATTTACCCAAATAAATTCTTTGTTGCCCTGAGAACCACGAACAACAAGTCCTGCCTCATCAAGATCATTATCTGTAAATAATGCTTCAGTTACAGTTGGCCCCGCAACCATGAAAAAGTCAAATGTAGCACCAGTAATACTAATTGCACCACCAGCAACAATATCATTCACACCACCAAATGTAAAATTGTGCAATTTGAGTCCAGTAAATTGCCCAAAATCAACTTGACTAATTTGTCCTACTGTGGTATATGCTGATAGATTAGTAACCCCGGGATCATAGTAATAGAATGTGGCACCCTGAGCCGGAAATGTTCCTGCATATGTTGGACCCGTAACATCGATACTTAATAATCTATGATAAGCAATTTCAATTAATTTGTCTTCGATTCTTAAATCATTGGAATCGATATTTGATGCAGTACCTTGAACACTCAAATTACCATTGATCGACACATTACCATTGAACTGAAATCCTGGTGGGAGATAAACAGTAGGAGGTAAAATTTGTTCCGCACGAACTCTCTTAGGAGTTCCTGCCCCTGACCCAAGACTATTATCTCTAGTATCACTAACAATAAACCAATCATTCACTGATGGGAACGAATTGGTATTTCTATTTGAGATTACTGCGTCTGCGTATCCAGTTGCCCCCACGATGGTCATCTTCGAAACATCGATCATCGTGTGGCTTAGGTAATAATTGGGTGTTACACTTGTTCCAACTCCTATTCCGGGTCCAGGCCAAACCTTTAATGTGTAAACACCGCTGGTATCTCCATCGACACAGGTGCTTTCCATTGTCAAACCGCCATCGGTTATGCCAACATTAATGTCATAAACTTGCAGTGGATTTATTGCATCAATTATCTCATTTGTTCTATCATACCATGTATAAAATGTATCTGATAGAACAAGATTGTCTATGTTGATTAAATCGCAATTACCAGTACATGTGCAAGCCATTATTTTTTATTCCTTATTTCTTCTACTAAAATGCGAAGTTGGGAAACCTCTTGTTCTAGCCTATTTAGTCGATCTTTATCCATTTGAATCTTTTTACATCGATCTTCATACTCTTTAATTGCGGCAGTATCAACAGATAAGATTGCCCCACTTGACATGTCACGAACCATTTTTTTATTCTTTACAGGAATTTTCATGTTGCAATTATTCTGAGATTTTTAATTCTCGGTATTGATCGTGGGTCACTGGGCAATGTAGTTGTACTATTGGAATACATTACAATCTTAATAGAAAATGATCTAAACTTCGATAGATTAAGACCTGTACTTGTGTACATTATTTCTCTGAAATCATCAAAGTTTTGTGAGTACCCTGAATCATTGCTTGTTAGTTGTGTGTATCCTATACTGCTAAAATCTCCTTCTCCGACAGGAAGAGGACGAACAAAAACTTGTATATTTGAATCGTAAGGGTTGCACAATGACATTTGAACATGTACATTTGTACCTTCAAATCCAGGTTCAAGTGTTACTTGTTTGGTGATATATCTTGCATCACTTGGAGCAGTAGCACCTAAATTTGTTGGAAACAGTTCTAAATTTGTTGCGATTACATTATTATTATTTATCTGATTTGCAACAATAACATAATTTGATGTTTCAGTATCTAAAACCGGAGAAACATATTGATCGCCAATCATATTGACTAAAATTTCCGAGAACTTACCTGTTCCGAGATTTCTTGTCGATTTATTAGATGGTCTGTCGATGTTTTTGTTTGGTTGTATAGATTTGAACGATCCGTTTATATCCTCCATCAAACCCCTTTCACTTAAGAAAATTGAAGTATTCGATGGAAGTATCTGGTTAAAATTAATACGCATCATATCAAAGAATGTATTTGAATTGTAGTTTTCGATTAAATTCTCATATTTAATATTTCCTGCTTGTGGCGAAAATTTACATGCATGAATTGTAAATTTGATTGAGTCGTTTTCCTTTTTAGTCAAAGTTCCACTATTTTGTGGTAAGAATAAACTTCTCACTCCAGGTTGTTTTGATGCTTTGATATCTGTTTCGGCTTCTGAAAGTTTAATTATATTTTGTCCGACTTCTGCCCCAAAAACTGTGTATAGATTGCTGTTTGAGATCAGCGAAATGCAGTATTCTTCTCCAGAAATTAAATAGATTGGGCTTGTGAACTCAAATATTGTTTCTGTCGATCCATTCGAAGATGTTGTTATATCTGAAGAATATACAGTGGTTTCCCCAAATGGCATCACCTTTGATGGGTGTGGATAACCAGATTGTGTTGGCTTTAGTAAAAGCGTGATTGGAGAATTCGCATCTTCATCCTTTGTTGCAAATGAAACCCCAATCTTCTTTACAAAAATTCCATTTGCATACTTGACTGGATCAACAAAGAATGTTTGACTTATTGGATCTGTAAATCCAAAAAAGTCTGTCGATAACAACTCTGTCAGATTTGACTGTATTTTATTTGTTTTAACAGATCTGCGCCGTATTGTTGCAGATCTAGTTGATAAAATTCCATCTTCGTTTAGTGTATCAACTGTTCCAGATGAATTGAAAATTGCATCCGCAGCCATTGAAGTGTTTTTGGGATCGTTTGTTTCGCTGTCGGTAATTCTAAAAACTCTTCGTCCAGACAAGAAATGATTTTCTTGATCTTGATTCATGAGATATTTTAACGAATTTACTTCACCGAGATTTGATGTTATTTGTGAACCGCCTGTGCAATATGCTGTGATATTAACATTATCCAAGAAAACATAAAACTTGGTGTTTGGCTTGAGTCCCTTTGCGGACATCTCAATTTCACTATCCCTCATGAAAGGGACCACATCTTTACGAATTAATTTAGAGATTGACTTTCTCTTAAACCCTTCAGGAGTTCCGGATTTAAATGTATTTCCAAGGCTTATTCCTTTGGTTCCTGCGACAACAGAATTCCTAACATCAATGATGTTTTGTTTGGTGTTAATTTCATTTGCAATTTCCCTTCCATACCAAATCGATTCCCAATCGTTCCATTGAGTTCCGAATCCAGAACCAAATTGCCAAGCATCATTCTCACCATCAACATTTACCTTAACTGATGCTGTAATTGAGTCATCAAACCAAAAATCTGCTGAAGGATTCAATTTCAATGTCCCCAGATAATTGAAGACGCTAGATGGATTTATTGGAAATGTTTTTGTTGCAAGTGGTTGAGATACCTCTACCGTAGTTGTATAATCAAGAGTAACTATTCCATCCAAAGATGATGTTAAACCCGATACCTCAATTGGTCCTGTAATTCCAAATGCCCTAGAAATAAATGGGGGGCGCAATTCATTCTTCTCAAAATCAATTGATGATTTATACATTGGGTTTGAAATATCGCCAATATTATGTCCCTTGAATTGATCTACTAAAATTCCCTTCTTTGGAATCTCTAAATTATTTTCATCGACTACAGAAAGAGACTTTGCTTCTTGTTCAAGTAGCGACAATGTTGTATAATATTCCACTGCCTCAATTCTTTTCTCAAGATCACCAATATCTCTCATGGTGTATCTCTTATTTTCATTAAACCGTACAGATACATCTTTTTCATCAAAAGTGTAGGGATTTAATGTGACAGTATACAAAGTCATAGAGTTAGGATCATCAGGTGGAGTCTGTGCATCCAGACTAGGAATGCCTTTGATAATGGAAAACTTCCTATCTCTAGTTAAAACAACCTTATCTGTTCTTGGAAGATAGTGTTGATAAGAAAATTCTTGATCATTTGCTGCTGTATTAATTGGGAACCAAGGATAATTAATTACATTTCCACTTGCTCCACGATCTGGTCTAAAGTCAATAACATCAGCAAGATCATATCTCTTTCCTGTCGTTCTACTTGTATACGACGGAATTTGTGAATATGAATCAGAATATGAGTCAACTGTGAATGGTCCTCTGACACCCGTTCTATTGTAAATGACAAGAGATGCTTCAAATGGTCCGGTCACTCCAGTAACACCGGATGAAAGCACCAATCTAGACCAGTCGTAAAGGTTGTCTCTCTGTCCGTTATCAAATGTAAAATATTGCTTCAATTGCGATCTTACATCTTTTGTTCCCGTGATAGAAAGTATCTCAACAACATCAACCTTTCCACCAAGGTATAGAACTGTATTCGAATACTGATCTGATGTCAGTCCACTAAACTGACCAGTAAACCCACCAGCAGTTGGTCCCATTTCAATTATATCTCTAACTTTAGATCTTAATTGAGAACCATCAATAGCCGAAACATCTATACTAGTAACGATATACGCCTTTTGTCCCTGCGTTACACCGATTCCCTCTAAAGTCAAATCAAGTGTTTGGGATGAAGTTTTATATGCCGTTCCGCCTATTGCAACACCATTACTATTAAATACAATCACATCTTCATCTGGCAAATTTGTGTAATCTGCCGGAGAAGAAAATGAAACATTCGACGGGGATGATGTATAATCTGTAACATTTAATGTTCCTCTGCACTTTCCGCTACTTTGTACGGTTGGAAAATTTCCAGAGCCAAATTGAATTTCAAAAAACCCTGCAATAGCATAATCAGCGTCAGTAACAGTTTTGCCACGGGTTCCTGTTGGGAACTCATACAAAAGATTACTATTTTGCAAATTGATAAGTCCACCACTTCCGGTTATGGAAAATGCGTGGGTTGTTCCTGTAGAGAAAGAAGATATTCTTTTTACTTCATCAAACGAAGCAGTGCCTTGCATCTCAACATTAAATAAATGTAGATTGTAAATTTGATTTGCGGTGTTATATGGTTCTATCCATCTTACTCTTGCTGTACCAATAATGTCGAGTGATGATCCACTTGAACCTCTACTTAGATTGTAAAGAGGTTGTGTATTAAACTGCTCTGCCCCATTCAAACTACCTGTCATCCCTGAAAATTGAACTCGGCAATATGGTCCAAGAGAGCGATTGAAATATAAATCTGAAACTGTTCTAATATGATTTGAATCTCTTGTTGCATCTATCGGAAGTCTGGTTATTCCTTGAGTTTCAAATTCGTATCCAAAAATGTATGCTTTTCCTGGCTCAAGATCAGCAAACAAATTTCCTGTTTGCCCATCGGATGTAATTCCAGGACCACTCTGTATCGTAATTTCAAATGGCCTTACGGTATAGTTACCCGATTCATCATATGTTCTACGAGCCAGAGTATCCTCAAGAGAAGCATAGTCTGGATATTTTTCAATCTTAATTGGACTTCCATCGACAAAACGAATAAACTCTATAAAGTCTTTTCTAGAAAAGTTGTCAGTAGAACTTGTATCTGCTGCCGTAAATGACTGCTGTGAAATTCTTAAATCAATCTTAAATCGATCTGCGCCGGGAGCATTATAATTATATGCGCCATATGCAGGATCATTTAGTGTGTTATCATCTTCCGATTGCACAAAATTTCTTAAAACATCAAATCCAATACGAGTTGTAGGTTCGTCATAAACACGAACTTGATTTCCATCAGATCCCGAAAGTGAGTATGCACCCAATGACTGAAAGTCATTAAGTACAAAATACCCTTCTACAAATCTAACTCCTCTATCAACTGAAACGATTAAAGAATTACCAACCGGATAAACATAAGAATTTCCTGTAATATTTGCGCTTATGTATGAACCGTTTGATGCCGTTCCACCAATTTCATCCTCAAATGCAAATGCAGTTCCTCCTTCAAGATACTCATAAAAAATTACAGGAATATTGTCAATGGAGGATCCTGAATATCCATGTTCCGCATGAACTACTTTTGCCTTTGCTCTGTTATTAGAAAATATAGTAGTCCCAATAAAATCTTTTACATCATTTGTTCCCGATAATCCCGACACACGGGCAAATTTTAAACTATTAACTGTAATTTTTCCATCAAGAACCATACTACCTTCTTCAAAAACATGAGAACCAAATCTCTCAATTTGATTCTGAAGAATGGATTGTATTTGCGTTAGTTCTCTGGCTTGCACCCCATATCCAGGACGAAACATAATCCGAAGAAATTTTTTATCTTCATTAAAATCATCGTAATAAGGATCTGAGTTAAATATTTGTGAATTATACGGTGTTGTCATAACTTTACCTTACAACTCTATAACGAGTTTAATTTCTTCTCTCTGTTCTAAATCTCTTTTTATCGGTTTGATATTTTGTATGTATAGCACTTCTCCAGTTCTATACTTAAGTTGTCCAATGTGTTCAATACTTTGAATCAAAGCATCAACTGAAGTTGTGTTTCCAGAAGAACCAAATGCAACATACTCAACTGTTTGACCTGTGGCAAACATTCCTTGTGATCCGGCAATCGTCAAATATCCATTTGTTCCCCCTGAAACAACATCCCAGTCCATCACATAACCATTTCCGGATGTAATTCCTGTAGCGAATGAAACAAATGCATCTTTATAGAAAGTATCACTTTGAAAATCTTCGCCAAATAATTTTAACTTTGTAGTCAAATCATAAATTGACGGAACATTTTTAAGTTCAGTATCAATACTTATTATTTTACCTTCTCCAGTTGAACCATTTGAACCCGCAAAGTATGGTTGTGTCTGTAGCACCAACTCTCCAATATTAAATTTGCCTTTCGGATCTTCAAGATGCAAAATCCCTCGCTGTAAAGTTCCGGCGGCTGTCTGCCATTTGTAAATTTCACCCGAAGATCTAGATTCAGGAATATTTTCTGATCTATTACCGACACCATGTGCGTAGTGTCTACGATTATAGGTTTTACCACTAGATGCGAATTCAATATTTTGAGGCGACAAAACCAATCGCAAAAGGTGTCTACCTTCGGTTCCGGCAACTGTTTTGTGGGAAACATCATAAACGGTTAAACCTCCAACTGTTGCTCCGGCGGCAAATGTCCCACCAACAATTCTATCCAAAACTAATTCACTTGTAGCAGTTACTCCTGTAGTACCGACATTCCACTCTAAAACTCTACCAACTATAGATGTTCCTAGTTGACCCGCAGTTTCACCCACAGTAAATGTTCCGGTTAAACCAACTTGAAAGAACTTAAGTCTAGTATGTGGATTTGATAAGATAGGATTTCTTATTATTCCAAATTGTCTAAAATCATTATCTGTATTAAGTTTACTGGTTTGAGTGCATCCATCGGCACAATTTCCCTGAACTAATTCATCTCCGTCAAAATCACTAACAATCATGTATGCAGCACATCCAAGTTCTTTGAATGGGTTTGCACCATGGCCGCCAGGGGGCGGAATAACGCCATGAAGAACTTTTTTCAAATCAAGGTATTCCCTTGGTGTATTTGAAAATACTGTCGTTAAGCCCTTTGGTATATCAAGTTCAATGAATGTATAATCTTTACCGCCATCTATAATTTCAATGCTGCTAACATACCTAGACAAAATATTACTACAGTCAGCCGAAACACCGGCAGTTTCTCCAAACCTAACTGTGAAATCTGCGGTTCTATTTGTTGGGTTGTTTGTATTATTGTTCGCAAATCCATCCCCGTTTACTAAAACTCTAGGTTGAATACTAAAAAAGGTTTGTTTATTGGGGTCTTCTGAACCTGATATTCCAAGAACAAGTGGATCTATTGTAACTCTTGCCGTTACACCAAGCCAATTATAATCCTTAATGATTCTACGCTGTCCTTGACCAGGACCAGCGTCGAATGAAAGAATCATATTTCTGTAAAAGTTTGAATTAGGAGATAATTCGGGAGAAGATATCTGTACTGTGGTTCCTCCAGCATCAACATTGTTTACAACTATATTTGAACTTGATGGGAGAACGCATGATGGACTTGATACCCAATATACCTTTGCGGGTTCATCCATATAAGCAAACTCTATCTTTCCATTTACAGCGGCTTTTTGAATATTCCACTGTAATATCCTATCATCATTTTCACGAATAGAATCAACAAATTCAACTGGCATATACCCAATAGAACCTATTTTACTTTTTGTGAGAAATTTTCGTTTGCTTTCAGGAATTTGATAGATAAACTTCCATCGATAACCATCACTCAACTTTCTGACAATAGGATCTGTGTGTGTCGGTGGAATTAAAGATTGCCCACCCAAGTTATTGTCTATACAAATATACACTCTTTCTTCATCAACTAATGCATAAAAATCTGCTGGACTAAGATCATCAAAAAGATCTATATTATTTCTATAAGCCGTATAAACAGTCCCCGATGACCAATCAACTCTACGAACGACAAAAGAAACATCCGATCTGTTAATCCTTTTGGCTGCAATCATGTTTCGCCAAAAATTGGTATCGTCCTCTACAGAATCTAAAGATCTTAAAGGGATATCCCCACCTGTTGTGCTCGACCAGGGAGTGATCTTACCTATACTGAGATATAAATTATCATCTGAGATGTCACTGTATTGATTTACAAGTGTATCTACTATGAATCTTTTGTGATTTTGACGAAATGGATCGCAACTTGACATGGCTACTTATTTAGACATCATGGATTCGGTGGAGAGCAGGTATATTCAAATACTACACTATCAGAAAGTCTTTGTATGGGCTTCAATAGCCCATCGACAATATCAATACGGATGGAATAGATCCCATCCGGTAAAAGATTTACACTAAATTCTCTTTCGTTAATATCAAGATAAACTGGTTTTTTGAAACCTGGAGAATTGGGAGTCATGATAATTCGTATTTTAGAATCTTGATTAAATTCTGCGATTCTAGGTAAATTTTGACTATTTTGTATGTCAAATTTAATCGTAATTGGACAAGATTTTATCTTTGACCGAACTTCCTGTCCATTTAAAGGCTGCAATATATTAATTATTGGTTTTGCAAATGCCTCTCTAGATTCAACTTTACAGTCAAATTCTTCGCCTATTGGCATTTCAAAAAATGCTCTTGTTGTAATCTTCCTGAATGATGATTTATCATTGTATTTTAAGAACGCATATTTCTTTTCAAAAGACGGATCTTGAAAATCCGCCGTCCATCCGTTTGGGGGACCGCCGCCTGTAACTGAACACCATTCCGGCCATGTATCCACGAAATCGGACAATTGATTTCTCCAAATTTGTGCTATAGTTGGTCCACTAATTTTTCTATTTGGATGTTCATATATGATCCAAAAAGGATCTGCATTTTGATATCCACTAAGGCCGAGTGGCAAAAATCCTGGACCGGTTGCTTCAATAAATGCCCTTAAGTTAGTTATTGGATTTCCAATATTAGTGAGTTGATCTGGCACACCAATTGTGCCCCCATATTGGATTAGAGGATCATGTTTGTTTGGATTATATCCTGCTGCAACATTAGTGCCTATTGCATCTCCTGTACCTGGAATTGAGAACCATTCTTGCAAATTATCGTAAGTATTAAATGTATAGGGGCAGTAATGACCGATGATTGGTCGTTCAAATCTCATAAGCGCAGAAGCATTCGATAAATTTGCTCTAGAGCACCTTTTAATCAAAACTTGACCAAACATAGCAGTTCCCGCAGGATGTATCAACCTACGAACTGCTTCACGATATTCATCAATAACCAATTCTGTTTTCAAAACATAAGAATAATCTTGATAGTAGTGATTATCTTGAATGACTTTTTTATTACTCAATCTTCCGTCTGAGTTTAAATAATAACCTTCAAATTCACACAATGATCCTAAATTTGCTACTCCGGAAAACCCCGACCCATTTATGGACTGAATAGACACCGATGGAATCGCTAAATAATTGACTCCAAAATCGTCCATTCGAATTCTTTTTACCGATCCGTTCGCATTTACAACAGAGACTTGACCCTTTGCTGAAATTCCACTATCACCTGCCGCAGGAGTAAATACAACTGTATCTCCCACAACATACCCCGATCCCCCATTGTTAACGGATACTGATGAAATCACTTGATATATGCTAATCTCATTAAGAATTTCATCACCGACATTAAATGAAAATCCTCTACTTCCAGGTCTAAATTGTCCGTTTCTTCCCGTCAAAACTAATTCAGCAATGTTATATTGATCTTGTTGAAATAAACTGACATCTATTACCTTTGCTGATGATGTTATTTTACCCTCATTATCTCTCTGATAAATTATTCTACCTATACATTCAAAAATTCGTTCCCCAAGCGAATTTGATGCTTTGATAGAAGTTTTCTCATACCATTTTGCATCAGAAACTTTTAAAATATCTAGTTTTGGATAATAAATTTCAACGGAAGCATCATACAACACTCTAAACAAAAATTCGTATGATTTTTCTGTTCCCTTTGCACGATAAAACGATTTGATGTGCTTCATCAATTTCCTAACATCCAAAGGAGTTCCATCTCTAGAAGTTGCTAATTTCGTAGGAAAATTGTAAAGATACTGTTTTTTGAAATGATCAACAAAATCATTTAATGTATCATCAACATCAATTACATCCTGCAAAACCATAGGACTTAAAATTTTGCCTGATCTGTCTTTATTTTGTAGCCATTCATAGTAAGCATCTAAAAAAGCAACAAGTGTTGGATGATCAACCCTAATAAATTCAGGAAGTCTTCCAGGCACCAAATCACTAATATTATCAAGTGATTTATTTGTCATCAGTTTATCCTAAACGGAAATCCAACATCACTACTATTCCTATCGATTACTGTTTTTTCTGGCACAATAACAAGATCTATTTCTCTATCATTAATCAACAACACTTGATTTCTACGCACTAAAACATCACCACTCTGTGGAACAACAATTATTTTAATTTCTACCGAATTATTTTCTTCCGGAATGCTCAAAGGAGAAAACGATTTCAATTGAACTAAACCCGTATTGTAATTAATTGTCCCTGCCCTATTAACAAGATAAATTTTTTCCTCATTCACCTTTTTATAAATTCGAACATTCCCGTACCCATCATCATCAAGATACGCAACAACACTAGGTTTATTTACAGCAGTTGATGTTATATCTCTGTAATAAAATGATGATGAAGTCAGAATAGAAGGATATCCATCTATTGGGTGAAATATTGAATTATCAAACTTAATTGTATAAGGCAAAGTTCTTTCAAATTGTGGTTCTATACGCTTTTCTAGTTTAATCACAGTATTACTACTATTGATAGATGAATCAAGAGAGTCTATAAAAGTATTGAACTTAGACTGTCTAAAATTCTTTCCAAACTGATCTAAGAATGTATTTCCATATTCCACAATTTTAGCAGTTATTTTTGACACTAAAACATCTGGACTTACGGCTGTTAACTGCGGATCGTAAAATACCTTTGTACTCAAATTGATATATGTCAAATCAGGATCGACTATTTCTGGAGTAACGGTCACCAAATTTCTTTCTCCCAAAACAGTTTTAGTAATTGCTTGCTTTTCTGTAATACTAAGCCGACTAGCATTTTTAGGTTTAATGGAAATGAATACTTTTCCATATTGCGGCGGATCATTCTCTTCTCCCCCCCAAACTAAAAAAGACTCCGATCTGGACGAATATTCTTTTGCAAGAATCGAAGAATAGTCTTCTGATGTTACTGCCCGATCTTGTGCCTGATAGTTCTTAGGAGCATAGAATTTAACAGACTCTGTGCTTTCGGGTTCAGTTCCCCCGTAAGATGCTTGTGGAATCCCCTTAGAATCTTTAATTACATCAACCAAAAACTCTGGATTACTTGATGTAAATACTCTTGATTGCTCGGAATCGGTAGATCCAATCCCATTTCCACTTTCGCCGTTCGTAGAAAGATACACCATTTGAATTAAATTGCCATTATCTAAATTCTTTCCAACTATTCCATCACCAAAATATATTTCCCATTTACCATTTTCTGCTTCTTGAGTAAAGAAAACTCTTGAATCGCCATTAAGAACATTAATATCTGTTGATTTTGACCATATTTGATCAAACCCCTCGGTATCTGTCACTGATCTTTGTACTCTAATGGAAAGAGTGTCTATATCAATATTTGGATCTTCGATTAGAAATCTTTGTAGTGTATCTTTTGTATTTACTATGTACGATGCGGTTTTGAGAACTCCTTCGTGGAGAACAACATTCGACGCAATAAACTTCCCCCCCAAAACACGAATTCTAAAATTATCTAGAGTTACAAATGATACATTTTCCCCATCTACATTTCTTGCAAAAAATGTAGTTCCCGCATTAACATATTCTTTACCGGATGCAACAGACACTCCCGCTGGTTCTGATCTTCCTGATTGAATAGGAAACAACTCAACATTTACCACAACTCTTGCAGACTTTTTGGATCTTGGTCTATAGTTAAGGTGTTTAGCCAAGGAAACAACAGAATTTCTAACAACGGCAGAGTCTATAAAGGCTTCATTTGCAATCATATTTGCATAAAATGCTTGATAATGCGTGTTATATGCAAGAAGATCTAGTAAAATATTAAGAGTCGATCCTTCAAAATCGTAATCTTTGAACTTATCTTGACCACGCAAATAATCTTTTAGACTTTTTTTAATCTGATCGAAGTCAAGTTCACGAATAGGAGTATTAGACATTATCGGGTTCTCTTTAGTGTTAAGTCTGCTGTAAATACGGTTGAAACATTATTTATTGTATACAAAATCTTAACAATAACTAAATTTCTATCTACATTATGTTCTATGTCAACGATGCTTTTGGCTATCCTCGGTTCATACTTCGCAATAATTCGTTTGATTCTTCTTTTAATTTCTTCTATAGTAATTGGGTTAACATTTTCGAATAAAATATCGGAGATTCCGGAATTTAATTCAGGATGAAAAGGTTTTTCATTTGTTTTTAGAAAAATTAAATTCTTCAATGCTCTTCGGATAGCCTCTTCACCAGACTTGATAGAAACATCATTTGTGAACAAGTTTCTTTCAAAATTTATGTCTAAATCCGCTGAATTTCCATTGAATTTTTCCATATGTGTTTTCCTTTATTATCCACCACAAAATACATTTAGTGAACCTGTGGCTGCTGCTGAACCACATTTAACCGGATCTCCTATTCTCACTGCTTGTCTGCTATTAACAAATACACTTGATGATCCTTGTGCTGTAGTGCTTCGATGACAAGATTTACCACAACAATGTTTTTTCCAACCATCATTTCTCCTATGCCACCCTCTACTATTTACAATAACATTTGATGATGCTGATATATTCGGTCTCGGGGGAAAACATCCGTGGCCCGTACAAATATCTCTAAGTCTATGAACTGCTGGCATTTTAATTAACATCCTGGTCCAGGGTAATAACCTTTTTTTTTCATCGCCAAAATATATTCTTTATTTGATACGGGTTTTCCATTCAAATAAAACTGATTATCAATATTTAGGACAAATCTATCCCGTCTTGCGCTCCAGTCTGTTCTAATATTCATTATTAAATATTTATCGTCGTAATTACTAGTATTTCCTGAATCAAATGCTCTAACTAAAAAATTGCTGGCGAGACCGCCCACCGAAAAAGACAAATAATTTGATTCATTAAATTTAAAATCTGATGGCACATTTAACCGCTTTGGGGCGATTTTCTCAATCCCGTCTATAAATCCACACAATTTTCCCGTATCAATATTCAAATATAAACTCGGAGGAAATTCCCCACCTAAAAGTGCATATTTAATAGGACCATCACCAGGACCACAACAATTGGAGAGAGTAAATCTATCTCCTGCATTTGGTGGAAAATATGTTCCGTTTTTGGCCGCTGATGAACACCTTGTATAGTTAACCGATATCTTTAGATCATTACACCCATTATCACAAACCCTTTGATTCTCGTATATGGGAATTCTTCCAAATGTTTCATTGGTATCTTTCCAAGTAAACATACAGTTACTTGCTATAGGACCGAATCCACCAGGATAGTAATATTCAATCGGATATTGATTGCTCGTCATTGGCATTAGAAATCACCGCCGTCAATGATAGTAGGTGGATCTCCGACTACAAATAAAGGTGCATCAGGAACAATTTGTGTATCTAAATTTTCAGGAGTATACTGTGTGGAAAGAATTCGATCAAGTTTTTCTTGCTGTTCAATATTATAAATCAATTTAGTACCTAATTCATAATCGTTGGCCCCATTGCCACTAACTCCCCCATAAATTACAGAGTTTTTAAGTAAAACCCTTGTCTCATCTACAGATAAAGAACCATCAAATTTAAATTCTTCTAATTCTTGCTTAGTTCCGAATCCCCCTCCGAATGCCAAAGGAGAAACTTCGGCGGGAACTGGAATTCCAAATGCTACTATTTCTTTAGATGGAGATTGTGGAAATATTTCTTTCAGATTTGCATCAACAATTTCTAAATTGTTCAACAACTCGTCATTAAGCAAAGCATCGTCATATGTAGATGGAATTTCAATTGTTGGAATTTCCGATAAACTTATAAACTCTTGTCTAATATTTTTATTTGGAATTAAAACCCCGTCAAAATCCGGAAGATCAACCGCTACATCTTTGACTTTTGGAGAACTGCCTTTATATGGAGTTGGTCCGATCATATTAACCTCTACTGAATATTTTCGTAACGGTTGTTCTCAATTTAGACAAAAGAGTCTGAATTTTTTTTGAAGACGATCCATTTGGGTTGAAATCAATTCTTGGGGCAACAAACAACATATTTCCATCACTTGCACAAGTAAATTTACCATTCACTTTATGTAAAAAATTGCCCTGTGTTTCCATAACTGTATTTCCTTTCACAAGCACATGCATATTACCTTCAGTTTCAATTTCTAAATTTTTCCCCACACGAATTTTCATCAATTTGTCCGTATTCCATGTGGTATTACCTTTAACCAAAATCAGTCGATCATTGAGTGTTATATTCCACTCATTGCCCACAACCTTATGAACCATACTTCCATTTGGATGGATTTCTTCGAATGTTCCTGATTTATGATACCTATGAATTCTTTCTGCTCCAGGAGTATCATCAACCTCAAATATGTGTCCTGATTTAGTTTCTGTAACATGATTAAAGGGATATTTTGCAGCATACGGGGTCTTAGGTTCTTGCCAGGCACCATATAATGCAGTTTTGCAACTAACTATCTCATCTTTTTTCTTTTTTACGATAGTCCAATCGGTGTTCTCGTTTCTAACTAGTCTATTTGTATCTGGTTCACCCATTCTTCCTTCAATTGGGTAAATACCATCTGGATCTCTAAATCCTAAAGAACTATTGATTAATCTGTTTCTATAAGAAGATTTGCCAAAATCATTGTATGGAACCTGAAAAGAACTTTCTTGTTCCAAATCTGGCTTTTGAATTCCACTATAAGAACCAATAACAAATGGTTGTTGTGCATTTTTGCCGTCTAGAAAGAATCCAATAACCCAAGATCCCTGTAAAAGTCCGGTGGGGGAACTACCAATACCCGACATCGCAGCACTAGTAATCGGTTGCATAACATGTGCCCAAGGCAAATCCTCTGTTGGTATTCCATAACTAGTCCGATTATCTGTATGCCACCCCAAAACACGAACCCTAACTCTACCGAGTTTCTTCGGATCGTGTATATCTTCAATTACACCATACCACCAAACAAAATGGTCCAGACCAACATAATCTGCTCTATTAGATTCAATCATTTCAAGTCCTGCAACTTTTTATCAGGTAATTGTTCATAGTAAGAGTCTCTAGCGATTGTCATTCTCATAGTGTGTACACCACTAACAATATTATGCAATATAGTTGTAACCATGTATTTACCGGATAAGTATGAGTCTAAGAAATCGCTCTTTCCCTTTGTATATTCTTGTGAAAAGAATTCAACATTAATAACATTTCCGACACGAATAGTAGAATCTCCATAAACATCTATCACCAATGTCATGGCATTCATCCGATTCAATAATGACTGTCTACTTTGTGAACTATCAATATAATTAGTATCTTGTAAATCATTAAATTGAAAGAAGTTTTTCGAATAATATTTTGTGTGTGACAAGATATTATCTTGGATGGGATTGTCATAAACAACCATTCTTCCTTTATTTAAATGGGGCGTATTGTTAAATTCGGATCTATATGAGTATGGATTTGAATAATACGACTTAGTGGTCATTTCATGCACAAGCATGTTTGATGCATAAACTCCCATAGATGTTTCTTTTATTTTATCGCCCAAATCACGAACAGAATAACTTGTAATATTTCTCAATTCAGATTCGATCATTCTATCTCCACTAATTGATCTAAATCCTCCGGGTGCAGATTTGTATGTGCACACAGGATCTGTCGTTTTTAAAGAAGAAAGCGATCTGAAGTTAAATCCATCAAGAGTTTCATAATAAAGATAATCCGATATAGATTTGTTTTGAGGCGCAATTGATCTGTGGGTAAACCAATTTATGGCATATAAGGGAGACCAATTTGGAATAATAACCGTAGATTTTCCAAATGTATTTTCGGCTAACAACGGCTTTACTTTTGGTGTTACTCCCGAAGTTTCACTCCTCATTGAGTTATGAATATCACTAGCCATTTCTGAAAATGTAAGGTTTTTCATAACTCGGTTAAGTTTTGTTCTAATCGAAATTTCTGCTATGTGCGATACGAATTCCAATCTAACCGCAATAGCATTTGGTGCGGCACCACGAACATAGGTGGATATTTTGAAAATTTTAAACCGAACTTTTCTTGGAATATCATCTACACCTGGAGTATAAAATGTGATGAACAAATCTTCATCGCCAACTATAGGTGTATTTTTGACTAGGTTCATTGAGTCCGAAAAGACAAGAGATCCTGATAAAAAATTTGAATATATGTCCTCATATATCGAAAAGTCGCTTACCATCTTACGGAGGTCAAGTCTAAATCCAGAATAAGAAACTACTGTGACATCATCGACAATCACATCTCCAGCACGATAAAGTCTGTCTGATCTAAATTCAGCCAATGAATATCTTTCTTATATCTTTAATAATGACATCGATCAAATCGGGGCGCATTATCTTTATATTTCTTTTTTTGTCGTTTTTGCTAATTTCATATTGATAATTTGAGACTGCTATTACATCTTTATTTGTCAATCTAATCAGTTCTTTATTGTAAACAGCATAGTAGTCAAGAATACTTGCATTAACTACTTCGTTGTTAACAATTAAAAGAGAGTGGTGGTCCTGTATTTCACCTGTGTTCAAATCTTCAAAATGATGAACTGAATATTTATTGTCATCAACCACCCTTCCAACTGTAGTATACAATGCAATTCCATCATTTCTAATATGAACAAGATCTCTAGTTTGTTTTAATGGATCTAGTACTCCAGAACTTACTTTAAATTCTGCTGTACTATCTTGTCTAATCACCAATTTATACAAATTAGGATCCCAATCCAAAACAGTTCCGATTGCATTACCTTGAGTAACTTTACCGCCAATCTCATACCATATATCTCTGTATGATTGATTTTCTATCTGTAAAGCACCATTTTTTGAATATTGTGCCGTTTTGAGATTAACGAACAGGGTCTTACCACTATATCTTTTTTGAACGGATGTCTCCAAATCGTTGCTTGAAATGGGCCACTCAAATAACGGATCTATTATTTCATTGAATAGTAAAATAACCCAATGTAAATCTGATTGACCATATACACGATAAGCAATGTGTTCTGGTCTTTCACCATCTCTTATAGTGTAATTACTATATGCAGATTGTGTATTTTTGATATAATCTATAATTTTAGCACGAACTAATATATTTCGTGAATTTACAAATTTATACTTACCTTTAACTATGTCTGGATAATCAAAAGTAGGCATATTGGAAAAATACGCCATATTATGCCCCTTGTTCTGTAATAGACTGCTGTGTCAGAATTTCAAGTTCGCTAAGTTCAAGTTCTAAAGTTACTTTAGTTGGACTAACAACACCTGTTGGGTCGGGTTTTGTTGTTGTAAATGTATTTTCTCCATAAATCAGATTTATTCCAGTAATTGCACACTTTCTAATTTTCGGTAAACGAATATTCTCTTTGTTTTGATACAAAAAAGAAACTCCGACCTCAGCAGGAAAATCTAAAAACCTTCCTCCTGATGATCTTTTAGGGTGTGCATATTGTCTAAAGATTCTTGTAATATTATCTATTGTAACTGCTTCAGAATAGGATCTAGGAATCATATTGAAAGAGAACTTAAAAGATCTTCTGCCAACTCCTTTGAATAGATGAACAGTAAATGGATTTTCGATTTGTCTTTGTTTTAATTGGAGATCTGCTATCAAAGAATCCGAGCCGCCAAATAAATTTGAAACACTATCAGCGGCCCTAACCGCAGCAAATCCAAGTTTTCTTGCAATTTCTGCTTGCATGGCACCACCCTCCTCGGTTTGTGTCTCAGTCAAACTTCGCAACAATTTTCCAATCTCAAGACTAGATTTGTCTGTATCCTGATAGTCCATTTTATATCCAAAATTCAATGTACCTGGAAGATATAAATAAACAGTAGCAACATGTTCGGTGAGATTATCTAGTTGAAGTTGTTCTGTAACATATGAATCTCTGCCCGTGGAAATATTGTCTATTGGTTGGATAAAATTTTGAACTCCCAAAACTTCAACAGCGGGAGTTGCGGCAGCACCAAACAGAGATAAAAATTGACTTGCGCTTACACTACCATTCGCATTTCTAACTGACTCCACTGCTTTTGTTGCAAATAAATCTTGTAAAAATCTTTCTTTACGCAAGTTCAATCCGCCAGTTTCGTAGATGTCAAATCTAACTGAAAATTGGTATTCTTCAGAATTTCCAAGATCGGACGGATAAACGAGAATGGGTGGAGCAGACTTTGGTTGTTCAGTTAATTTTTCATGAAACAAATCATTATAAGTTTCTTTACCATAACTTGCAATTTCTCTGGCTTGTTCTAAAGACCAATTAACTGCTCCTTCCGGATAAAGTGAGGAAAGGGATGGCATTCCGCTATTTGATATAAACGAGGATAGGTTTAAATTATCTAACATAAAAGTATTTAGTAGATAAATTTCAATAAATATCAAGATGGTTACTATGAAAAGATCCAACGAAAGTTACAAAGGAAAATATCGCCCAAAAAATATAGAAAAGTATAAGGGCGACCCAACTAACTGCTTTTATCGTTCTCTATGGGAGCGAAAATTTATGATTTTCTGCGACGATAACTCGTCAATATTAGAATGGTCATCTGAAGAAATTGTGATTAGATATGTTTCACCTATAGATGGCAAATCGCACAGATACTTTGTTGACTTTTGGGTCAAGGTTAAAGATAAAGGTGGAAAAAACAAAGAATATCTGATTGAAGTGAAACCAAAAGCACAAACTAAAAAACCCGAACCCCCAAAGGACAAAAAAACATCAAAATCGAAGATAAAAGAAATACAAAATTGGCTTATCAATAATGCAAAATGGACAGCGGCAAAGGAAGTGTGTGAAAATAAGGGCTGGGAGTTCAAAATAATCACAGAAGATATTTTATTCTCGAAAACAAAAAATCAATGAGCAAAAAAGAAGTACAAAAGGTAATAAATGAGTTTAAAAGATCTGGAAAAGATTTGTTATCCGATCAATCTACCAAATGGCTTGCAACAAATCTTTCGAAAATTAGAACTCAAATTAGATCTGACCAATACAACCGCCAAAACCCCTCTCAAATTAGATCTACAAATGCGATTAGGGAAGGGGCAATGTTATTTTTTGGATATGATCCAAAAACTGAAAACTTGGAATTTTGGGACACTTTTCCATTAGTGATACTATTACATAAAGAAGCCGATTCATTCCTTGGACTAAATCTGCACTATCTTCGACCTAATGTTAGAGCAGATTTTTTAAATTCTATGTTGAGGTTAGTCGATAATCCGAACTACACAAAAACCCCAAATGCAATCTTCAAAGCCACATATCCAATGCTAAAGGGGGTATCTAAACTAAAACCCTTTAAGGCTGCGATCAAAAGATACTTAGTTAGTTCTGTAGTCACCAAAATTAATATAATCCCGTCAAATGAGTGGAAGTATGCTACATTCATGCCTCTTGAGAAATTTCAGGGAGCAACCCGTGAAAAAGTTTGGGTGTGGGCTGATAAATACATTAAGTAAAAATGACAAAATTTGTAGACAATTTCATTGCAAATATGCGAGGAAAGGGATTTGCGAGGGCAAATCGCTATCTAGTTCTAATTCAACCTAATCCATATGTCGCATCTCAAATTGGAATTCCATCAAATACTATAACACAAAGACTTGCAATGACATGCGCTTCTGTGTCTCAACCGTCTAAATCATTTACAACTCACGAGATGTCTGTAACTCAACCAGTCAGGCTTATTCCATATGGAATCAATACTAATAATACCGCTGGCGTTTCAATTGAGTTTTATGTTTTGGGCGATATGTTTGAAAAAAACCTGTTTCAATTGTGGCAAAATATCATAATCGATCCAATAACAAAACAACAATCATATTACAATGATTATGCTAAAGGATCTTCAATAATCATCGCACAAATACCAAACATAGTTTCTTCGTTTGAGGGAAGTCTGAAAGCCATAGTTGAATTGGAACAAATCGCCGGAATAAAGTTGTCTGAAATATATCCTTACAATTTCACTGTAAATGGTGGGTCACAAAACTATGCATCTGCAAACGAACCATTGAAAGTAAAAGTTGATTTCATGTTTCGTGAAATCAATCTAATAAAAGAACCAAAACCATTTGACACTAACAGTGGAATTCGTCTTGTTGATGATAATGGAAACGACAGAGAACAAGTAAGGTCTGTGGCAGAAAATATAATTGCAAGACTCGGTTCGCCAAGACAGACCACAATCGAAGAAGCACAACTAGACTTCGAAGAAAACCAAAGAAAACAAGCACAAATGCACCTTGAAAGATCCGTGCTACAACGAGGTGTTACATTCATAACACAGGCTCAAGGTTTACTAGGATCACTTTGACAGAAATAGGAGATTGAAATGAGTACATTATCAAATTTAATACCAACAACGCCATCGTATGAAATAACGCTTCCCAGTGATGGAAGTAAAATAGAATTCAGACCATTTTTAGTTAAAGAAGAAAAAATTCTTCTTATAGCATCAGAATCTAAAAATGAGAAGGAAATGGTCCGTGCAATACAAGATGTCGTATCTGCTTGTACATTTGGGAAATTGAATATGTCCAGTGCCCCAATGGTGGATATTGAATATCTCTTCCTAAAAATCCGTTCAAAGTCAGTAGGGGAAAGTGCAAAACCGACTCTGAAATGTAAGAAATGTAGCAAACTGAACACCTTAGAAATAAATCTAGACACCATTGAGGCAGAAAAAAGTCCCGAACACAATAAAAAAATAGAAATATCGAAAAATGTAATAATTGAGATGAGATATCCTAAATTTAGTGATGTTGAGTTGATACAAAATGTCAATACGGATGCCGAAAAACTCGTAAACATGATGGCGGTTTGCATCGAAAAAATCTACACACCCGAAAACACATTCAACACAAAAGAACTGTCTACAAAAGAAGTCATAGAATTCATCGACAATCTAACACAAGTTCAATTTAGAATGTTAACAAAATTCTTCGAAACAATGCCCCAAGTAACAAAAAAGGTAGACTACAAATGCAAACATTGTGGGAGTGATGAGTCAATTACTCTGCGAGGTGCTCAGGATTTTTTCTCATAACGACCTCTCATGATAGCCTGTTAAATTTCTTTGAAACTAATTTCGCAATGATGCAACACCACAAGTACTCATTAGCCGAAATTGAAAACATGATTCCGTGGGAGCGTCGAATATACATCGAATTACTAATACAGCACTTGAAGGAAGAGAAAGAGAAAATGGAAGCCGAAAGAATGAACAGAAATAGTTAAAGGTTAGAAAAACATGCCCGACCCAGGTGAATTTAATCCCAACAATAGAATAGCGCCAGGTAGCGACTCGACTGAAAGATCTCAGCCGGATTTTTCTCTTTTCAGTTCTCAACTAGAACTACAAAAAGAACAAACTGAAATACTGAAAAAGATATCAGATCAGTTACTAAACAACCAAAGGCTTGTTGAAGAGTCTTTGGAAAAGGCGAATGGATCTATTGAAGCAATTCAAAAGATCGAAGCAGAAAAAGATAAGTTTAATACAGAGGTATTCTCAAGGATATCTGAAACTGAAAACAAATTAATACAGAACCAAAGATATGTATCGGATGCAGTTTCATCTTTCGGTCCTCAGGATGTAGCATCAGAATTCAAGAGATTTGCTTCCTCATTTAATTCCGATTTTAGAGAACTCAGAGATCAAAATAATGTGCAGAGAGCATTTAACGATGAAATCCTATCTGTTTCTGCAACTAAAGATATGGGGTCTATAGACTCAAATCAACTGTCGGAGGTGATGAGTAAAACAAATATCAGTCTTGACAGTCTGGTTACAGTCAATAAAGCATTAATAGATGAGATGTCAAGTAGAGGCATTGATACTGAAGATGCCGAATCCTTTGACAAATTCAAAAACGAAAAAGTTGTTGACAGCGAATTCTTCGGAAAAATTGCATCAATTCTTGAAGGAGAAGGTGCCCCTGAAGAACAAGTGGGAGTATTCAAAAATATAGAATCTCGTCTGATAGAACAAAGTGATGTGATGAAAGATGATCGGAGAATGCAACTTGAAAAAGAAGGTGAGAATGAAGAATTACCCGACTGGTTCAAACAAGTTGATCCTGATATAGAAACGATGACTGAAAGTCTTGACGAAATTCAATCAAATACTGAACCATCTAGTCTAGGATTTCTGATTAAAACAATAGTTGCGACAGTAGTTGCTCTTGGTACTGTGGGTGGAATTCTCTACTTGCTATTAACTAAAGGTGTGGAATTTGCTAAAAATAAATTCGTTGATTATGTAAAATCATTTTTCACCCGTGCGGTCATATCGATGGGCGAGTTTGCAGCGGATTTTGGAAGATCAATTCGTGCGCTCGGTTTACCCGAAAAATTTAAAAATATAGGACTAGTCGTTGAATCTTGGTTCGGATCTATATTTGGATCAGAAGGGCAATTGGTGTCAATTTGGAATAGTTTTAAAGATTTTATAGGCGACTTTGGCGACTTTGAAGACCTTAAAGATATGTTCAAAGGAGAAGGATTCGTTGGAAAAGTCGCCAAAGGAATAATAGATGGTTTGAGGGGAATTAGTAAAGACAGCAGAATAATTAAATTTATCACAGGGCTTTTCGAAGGTGAAGGTATGGTTGGAAGTATCTTCGCTAAGATAGGCAATATTTTTAAACCAATATTGAAGCCTATAAGTACAGTTGGTTCATTCTTAGGGAGAATCGGATCATTCTTTGGTACTATTTACAAAGTAGTATCTCCAATATTAGGAACAATATTCAGAGTAGTATCAAAAATTGCATTGCCTCTAACTATAGTGATTGGAATTATCGATGGAATCGTTGGAGCATTTAAGGGATACTCAAAAGACGGAATAAAAGGTGCTATCGTAGGAGCGATAGCATCAATTATAGAGGGATTCACCGGAATATTGAAATTTTTTGGAATCAATTTAGATTTTGAAACCATCTACGATTACATCATGAGTTGGGTAAATGATTTCTGGGGAACATTAAAAAAACATCTAAGCGGAATTTGGAACTTTATCGTTGGAATATTTACAAAAGTTGGAAGTTGGATATGGGCAGCGATTAAATGGTATTGGAATTTTTTCTTAGAATACAACCCCATATCTTTATTGTATAAAACACTAAAATGGGTTGGTACAAAAATCTATAACTTATTGACCGGCAAGCAAGGAATAGGGGATATAATCGATGAGGTCAAAAACTTTTTCAAATCTATACTCGATGGGCTTCTAGGTTTAGCACAAGCGATTTATGATTTTATAACCGGACAGTCTGTTGAGGAGATTGCTAAGACGACCGAAACAGACGCAGAAACTTTAGCAGAAACCTATGAAAAGGGTGAAAGTGATGCTGGTTGGGTAGCAAAAAAGACCGCTTTAAATTTTTTCGGAATGGGCGATTCATCTGTATCGTTAGCAGCGGATCCAGAAACAACAGCATTATTAGCAAAAATGAAAGGGGAGAGAACTGAAGACGCTGCTGATATTAATAAAACACATCCCGATGCAAATAAACCAAAACCCGAATCAGTAATTCAATCTCCCGCTGACGAAGGGGTAGGTTCTATGATGTCGGGTTTAATGGGAGATTTATCTTCAGCAATGGAGGGTATACCGGAAAATATTGGAGAGTCTATTGGTAATATTTCAACAAATAATTTCAACATGCCGCAAATTAATCGACCAGCAGAACCAACTATAATCGCACCACAGTCTTCAAGAAATACAGAACCAACTATACGAATTATGCAGTATAGTGCACAGCCTGCCTTCTAAAAGAAACAACCCCCTTTCGGGGGCTGTCGGACCAAAGATGCGATCTTTGGTGGGGTTATGAGTATTTATCACTCATCATCTTCCGCTAACTTACGGAAGTATGAAAGTGCCTCAGATTCATCATCGTCATCAACAACACTCTTTGCAGTAGTCTTCTTGGAAGACGATTCGGCAATCTGATTAGCCTTCCCCATCTTAGTACGGAAGTCCTCTGGCTCGGAATCTTCTGCCTTTACAGATGCGGCAGAAGATGCCTTCGAAACCTGTGTAAATCTTGCCGAGAGATCTTCATAAGATTTGAACTGATCTTCCGCAACAAACTCCTTAAGAGCATATTCCTTCTTCCACAATACTTCCAACTTAGAATCGTCGCCCTCAAAGAGTGGTGCAGGAGCAGAGAAGCCGCTCTTTTCATAGGAAACATACCCTGAATCCATATGTGCTTTCAACTTAAAGTTGGCTCCCTTCCAAAAATCAAAAGGATTAAACTTAGGCTCATCGGGATCGGAAGGATTCATGGCTTCCTGCAACTTATCAAAGATCTTCTTACCATACTTAAAAAGAAAGACCTTTCCTTCGTTGTCACGATTTGCGGGATCGGAAACCACAAGAATGTTGCTGATATAAGATAACTTGCGTTTACGATCACGGGCAATCTTCTTGTTGGATTCGATGCCGCTGTTCCAAAGTTCATTGTTTGCCTCGCAAACAGGACATTTGCGGCCAAGTGTCGTTGGACAGTTTTCAATGAACCATCCCCCCTTGCCTTGGAATCCGTGACTAAAAACCCGAATCATGGGAATCTCTTCGCCATCGGCTGCCGGGAGAAAACGAATCACAGCCATACCATTTCCACCCTTGTCTCGCTCAAGCGACCAGAAGCGTTCATCCTTTTGATAGCCACCTTCCTTGCCGCCCTGCTTTTCCATTTCCTTCTGTAGTTTATCAATACCGGTTTGAGCATTTTTCTTCAAATTAGCGAATGACATTGTATCTCCTTGTATTTTAAGTGTAGCGATGTGTTTGAATTGTAACTAAGATATCACATTAGTCAAGAGGTAACTTCGTGGTTTTTCTTTTTCCACGAACCATATTCAACGATTCAAATTCACTCTTGAGTTTTTCACGGATAGGTTTTGAGAGCAACTTTGCAGCCGACTCAGGCTCAATACCATATTTTTCACACAAATCAATGATTGATTCCATGTATTTACCGTTATTTCTTGTTCGGGTAAGTTCTTCGACTTCTTTTGAGAAGTCGTGATCTATATTCATAATTGATCCCATTAAATCATCCCTTCCTGTTCAGGATCTTCTTGTATGGGCATAGACTCTATAGTCTGAACCCATCTAAAAACTGCTCTTTCGAACTCTTCATGTGTCAGTAAAAGACCAAGTTGTTCACCCTTTTCGGTCATGAAACGAACACAATGATACTTTTCAATTTTTGCTGGCGGCAACACTTCACCCGAACTGAATAGTCGCTTGATGAATTTCATTTGCTATCTCCTGTACTTCTCTGAATGAATATTTATCCCAGTAAGTCTTTATAACATCGAACATTGACTTTTTATAGTCAGATGGATCCTCAACGAATTCTTGTATTGTACCATCGTCCGTAACGATCAAAATGACAACTCTCTCAATCAAATCATCTTGATCGTAGTTTTGATTCCACATGTATGCATATGCAGTTGTCTGATGAAAATAATTGAGAATCTGATCTTTACTCTTGTCTTTGCCTGCGGTTTTAAAATCTACTACAGCCAACTTGCCATCGTATTCAGCAATACAGTCTACTCTTCCCGCAAGTAAAATTTTATCTGACCACATTGAAGTTTCAATTGCACGAATCTTGCCTATTTTGTCCAAACAAGGCTTCAGCAGATCAAACTTCATCCTATCGAATGGATCAGTTGGTATTGTTTTATTTTCACCAAGATAATCTTCCATCACTTGATGTAGACGATTACCTCTCGCTAATGCCTTTTTCGAATTGGCAAGATTTTGTGGATTTTTCCTCCACTCACGCCAAAAATCTTCCATTTCATGGTTGACAACTGTGGTAACCGATGGATACCAACGAAGTGTTGTTGGGGATTGATAGTATCTACCCTTACCCTCTAATTCGACTGAATTCAACTTCATTACTAGTAATCACGCATTTTGTGGCGTGGATGCGCTTTCTTTATTTTAGATAGTACTTCTCTGAAGCCATTATCCACCTTGCCTACGCTGCCAACCCGAATAGGGTCGCAAGCAGATGGAGCCTCTTTAATTATCTGTTCTACCTTCTTTTGACCACATTTTTCACAAGGCTTTTTGGTTGGCTTCTTGCGATCATCAATACGAAGCATCTCTTCGAATTCATGGTTGCAAGCCCTACAGATGTAGTCATAGAATGGCATAGTACTAGTTGTATTTAGTCAACATCTGAATCGGAATTTGATGGACTTCCCTTAGCCGTCGTAATCGGTTGAACATCGCTACTCTTAACCCAAAAGAATTCCGGCCCCCACTCTCGGGAATAAGTGCTAACGAAATACTGCGTCCCCCAAACAGGATCTTCTTCGACCTTGCGAACGGTCGCAACCTTATCCAGCGAGTTAACATAAACCTTCTGAGGAACAACGCCCTGATGATTCTTAGACATTTTCTATCCTATTTTCTATCTTGAAACTTTACGGCATCCCAACATCCAAATTGGGATTTCATGTAATATACACCCATATTTAATCCCTGTCAAGTCTTGACAACTTAAGTTTTGTCTGTATACTATTCGGTATGATCCTTTTGGACATGAACCAAATCACTATTGCTAACTTGATGGCTGAGTCAAAGGGTAAGCCCAATATGGATATTGGTCTTATTCGTCATATGGTAGTCAATAGTATTAGACTTATCAGACTTAGGTTCTCAAGTGAATATGGTGAACCTGTTTTGTGTTATGACTCCCGTGTACGGGCGTGGCGCAAGGATATCTTTCCACAATACAAGGCCAATCGAAAAAAGGTTAGGGAAGAGTCCGATATTAACTGGGAT